GTCTTTCCGCCGCACGAAGATCTAATTCAAGTTCTTTTAGAGCTGTGATACGATACATTTGATATGTTTTGAAAATATGGGGTTCATATTGATTAAATTGTATCATCATATCATAAGTTTCTTTGGGATACAATACATCTTCAGCGTCAATACAAACCTGACATTTATTCTTTATCGCATGCTGAATAACCTTTTTGATATGCGCTGCCGCGAAATGAGGCGATTCCCTTGAAGCAAATGATGTCATCTTTAGGGCAAACATTGACCCTGGAACAGCTTCCATGGCCGACATATTTACTTCACCAACATGGTGTGCTTCATGTATTTTACAGTTTTCGCGGGCATAATCCAGAATTACATTGGATCCAGACCTATACACATCCCTGATAACTTTTGGTAGTTCGTGGTTTAGAGCGGCATATCTGAGCATATCTTAAAGATGTGAGACATTTTTATATCAATGGAGTTCATTTATGAAATACCAAATGTTGTTTCAAAGGAACTTTGTGAAGAAATGATTGAACGCTTTTCGAAAGATGAAAATAAGAAACCTGCTAGTACATTTGATAATATACCAAATGTAAGAAAATCAACAAATTTATGGATTGGTGGCACTAACACTGATTGGGATGATATTAAAGAAAAAATGTCTAAGATTTTCATGGAAGTTATTGTTAAATATGGACACTACTTAGAAGATAATAAACTTATGACAAGAAGTGGACTTGTTACTAACTTTTCCGAAATTGGAATTGGGGATTTATATATAAATCTAAGCAAAGAAGATGATTACTATAATTGGCATTGTGATGATACAAACAAAATACGTAAAAAAGAAGCGAGAACGTTTTCGTGTTTAGTCTACCTGAGTACACTGGAAGAAGATCAAGGTGGTTGTACAGAGTTTATGTGCGGTAAAAAAGTTAGACCTGAGCAGGGTAAAGTGTTAATTTTTCCATCGTGTTGGACCTATGAACATCGTGCCGCTATGGTGAAAAATTCGGGTATGAAATATACTTGTGGTTGTTGGATAACTTAAAAACGTAAAACGTTTCAGTGACATGGAAACACGAGTACTCATAACAAAAGTACTTCTTCCTCGTATTAGACAACTTGAGGAAGAAGTAGCTGCGTTGCGAAGACATACATGGCCGTATGTTCAATCTCAGAAGGAAACTAGTCAACTTGATGATATACACGCAAAGAGAGACTTTTTCAAAAATCTGGACGATGACACAATCTTGGAACTCTTGAGACTCAAGGCGAGACTCTCAAGAAACCCAGGGCTTCAGGGGAGAGAATATGATGTTATTACGACTTTGCGGAATAATTTTTGTTAGTGTATATTAAATGGCGTCATTCCTACTTCAACTTATGGGTTTAGATGCACTTGGTGTATCCGTACCAGGCGCGGGATTATTTACCGCACCTGTTGTTGCCTTTCAAAAGGATAAAGATCTTGATGCGAGTACCATGATATCTCTTATCTGTTCGTGCTTGTGTTCAGCTATGGTTGTGCAGAGAATGGTAAATTTTCCATTTAAATCACCACCTATCATGATGATGTTGGCTGCCTGCTGTTTCTTGAGTTGTTGCTCATCCGTGATGTTAACTAAAGACACTTATGATCGTTTTACTCACAAATCGGAATAGTTTAGAAGAAATCATCCGTTCTGTACATATTCACCGTGTATGAACCAGTTTTACCAGTTACTGAAACTGTTTCATTCCCATATATCTCTTCACATCCAATGTCTTCCATACAGTCTCTCGCATTGTGGTTTATTGGCACGGCGTAAAGGTTTTCACCACCAGTTGTCGTGTAATAGTGGTAACGGTCGCGGCGCCCTCTCACCTCCTTACCATAAATTGGAAGAGTCTCACCGTTCCCTGTGATAACACCCATTTGTTGCATGAAACCTGGCTTGTATTGTTTGATTGGCGCGCTCCTGAATTCTGGTTCGCGTCGTGGTTCGCGTCGCTCCATCTCAATGCGTGGTGGCACTGGCATCACTGGGACTTCCACTGGGACTTCAACGACTTTGGGGTTGAACCACATGTAACTCAAAATGAGGGCGAGTACAACAACGGTTGACCACAAGAGTTGATTTTTCGCCTTGTTCTTAATCTTCATTTATGATTTATGTAGAAAATAATTAAAGAAAACCATATAGTTTTAATTAGACATGGATGAAATAAAAGTATATGATGATTTCCTGGCCGTTCATGAACTTGAATATGCAAAAGACATTATAGAATCCGGGTCATGGACATTTACACGTAACTCATATGAAGGCGGTACAACATTTTGGGAACAGCGACTGTTAGATAATAAGTTTTTTCGTGACCATATTGGTAAGAAAATCATAAAACTTACAAATAGAAATTTTGAATTTTATAGTATTATTGCAAATGGTCAAACTTATGGATTAGACGGTGACTTTCATGAAGATTCCACACGCGAAGATGATTACACTTTTCTTTTATACATTGGAGATATCACAAAAGAAAACGTAAACAAGTACAGCGGTTATACAATTTTTAAGTCGGATGATTCCACAAAGTGTATAGAGCCAATAGACAATCGTGGAATTTTGTTTGATAGTAGAATAGAACACGTAGGTCTGGGACCTTCTAGAGCGTATTATGGGTTACGTGTTAGTGTAGCCTATAAGCTTAAGGAAGTCAAGTAAATATAAAACATGAAGATCCTTGCTATAGATATTGGCTACCACAATATGGGTCTTGTTCTTGCTGAAGCTGGTAAAGGTCCTAAAATTGAAGTGGAGTTTATAAAGAAAGTGAGTCTGGAAGATTATAAACATATCTACTCAAATGACATTGTTGATCTCATTCCTTTATTTGTAGACGCACACAAATATATATTTGAAGCAGCCGATACAATTCTTATAGAGAGACAACCACCCGGAGGTTTCACAAATATTGAAGTACTCTTAAATTACATGTTCAAAGATAAAGTTATTTTGGTTTCACCTGTGAGCATGCATACACATTTTGGTATGAGGCATCTAAACTACGATCAGCGGAAAGAGAGAACAATAGAAATAGCAAATAAATATTTAAATGAAGATATTCCCTATGAGAGAAAGCACGACATTGCCGACGCACTTTGTATGATACTTTATCATAATTTTAGAATATCGGTACATTTCTTTGACCGATTTAAGTTTGACGGGCCTCGGCTCTAATAATTTCTAATGCGTTTGCCACCGACTCCAAAGCTTCAAACATTGTAGAAGCACTGCGATTCTTACAACAATCTCTAATTTTTTCAATGTTGTACTCAAAAGACTTCTTTTCCTTTTCAGCTCGTTCCTTGATAGATTCTATGAGCTTAGTGAGTCTCTCAATTTCCGAGTCATATTTTCGTGTTATAACTTCAATAGCCTCATCCATTTTGACAATCTCTTCTTCATACCAATCAATATGGCGATTGAGAAGATCCCGCTTCACATGGGATTTTGTTTTCTCCATTTGTTTTTCAATTCTATCAATTTTATCATCAATAATCCGAAGATTGTTCAAATATTTTTCATGATGAAACTCCTTCGCACGCTCATGTGCTTGAATTTGTATTTTGATGTCTTGGATGGTCCCCATTTTGATCTATAAGATCTTCGCCCCAAAACTTTATACCGAGCATGCGTTCGTGATAGTCTATGATCCATTTTAAAGTTTGAGATCTTAGAGTATCAGTTTCCTTGTAGAAAGCGTACTCTTTCTTGAGTCTCTCTAATTCTTCTTCTCTCCAATGAGACATCTTACTTTGGAGTTTTACCAGACATGATTGTTCTTAGGTCATCAATGAACATATCAAAGCGCCCAAGGCGATACTGGACCAAAGCCCACAGGAAAAAGAATATCGTCTTTGTCAGGTTATTTATATCATTGTCTTCCATCTTGTAGATTGGAGAAACCACCCGATGCATAAAGGTTTCTTCCTTCTGTTGCCCTGTCACATACATTTCGGCTTGTGTCAAAGCACATGTATCATCATTGACCGACCAATGATAGAACAAAAATGGAATAAGTATGGAATAAAATTCAAGGTTTCTGCGATCATTTGTAAATGGAACTACCAGAATACCTATGAGAAATACAAGATGAATCCAGAATATTATGTTCATCTATTATAAAATGAACCAAGAAAATT